GCATAAGCTGGCTACACTGCTCCACGTATCACGGCAGGCCGTGGAGGACTGGTACAGGCGCGACGTGCCGGCCATACCGCAAAAGCACTGGCCGGTGCTGATGAAGATGGGCGTGTCTCTTGCTGATCTGGCGGGGATCAAGGAATGAAAGTCCTTATAGCCTGCGAATACTCAGGGCGCGTCCGTGATGCGTTCCTGGCCAATGGGCATGACGCCATGTCGTGTGATCTGTTGCCGACTGAAGTACCCGGCCCGCACTATCAGGGAAGCGTGGCGGCTGAGGCTGCCGCTGCAATTGGGGAGGGGGAATGAGAGATATGAAGCCGTTGATAGTAAAGGCGTCGCGACATCACGACCAAAGCATCGCTGATCGCCAATTCAGCATTGAGCAGTCAGACTATGAGCCGGGCGACTTTGGCAAGAAATACGTTGGTTTCTCCGGGTACTTTGGCGAGGCTGGCCCGCACGTATTCGCCGCCGCGCCTGAATTATTGGAGGCTTTGACGATGGGCGCAGAAATAAACACGCCTGATTTAATGGATTGGATTGCTGACAGATTAGTCTTTGTCCACAAGGAAAATCCAAACATTGATTTTGTTAAATCATTAAGAAATAGGGCGGCCACAGCCCGCGCCGCCATCGCCAAAGCAAAGGGTGAGCAGCCATGACCGACAAAGCTACATTTGGAGAATGTGAGATGAGAGATCAGGACGTAAACCAGATATACCTTAACAAGTATCTGGCGGAGCAGGAGCGAGAAGATGCGTACCAGCAGGCAGTCACGGACAAGATAGAAGAGATGTGCCAGCGCGCCCTTACCGGCGATGATCTTGAGGAAGGCTTGCACATCGTCACCAGCAAGTCAGGAACCATGTCTATGGCCATACTGCGAGAGTATATGATGAAATGGCTTGAGTCCCGCGCCGATCTCGATGCTCGGTTGATGTGCGCCTCAATCGAGGGCCTGATGTGCCATGCACGCTTTATGGATGCGCTGGACAATGCAGAAGAGGAGCTTTTGAAATGACCGAAAAAGCCTATATCCCAGTCTGCACAGACGACGAGAATGACGTTGATTGCATCATCGAGTATGAGGTGACGGGCTTTTATAGCCTGCACCTGACTGCCTGCAAAGTCTACGATGACGGGCCGGACATACTACCGATGATCGACGAGGCCGAGCAGGAACGAATTGAGCAGGCAATATGCCGCCGGATCGAGTGGAAAAAAGAACCTAAGTATAGGGGTGATAACTGATGATAAGCAAAAGTACAGCCGTATATTACACTGCTTGCGGGGTTGTCGGGGCAGCGGTAGCAAATGGCGGGATCACAATTTCAGACTATGAGTTTTACATCATCATCACATGTGTATTTGTTTCAAGATTGACTGGCCAGTATTCGGGGAAATCAAAATGACCAACCGCGAAATAGAACTCGCCTTCACCGAACAGAACCGCGCTACCAGGGGGACAACTGAAATGAAAATACTGCTGCCATCGAAAGAAATTATTGAGCTACCGACAGGCATTAGTCTGCTTGATGCCATAATAAAGCTGAAGCAGCACAATGCCGCGCTTACTGGCGTTGTCTACAAGGGCTATTACCAGACGCGGAGCATTAACTAATGAGCGTGATAATTAACTTCGATCGGATCGAAAAAACAGCACGCGACGGAGTGGCAGTAGTCACATCATCGTGGTCAATTGCCGCAGACCGCCCTCCGGCTATGCCAGAAAGCATCAACCAGGTTGCTGAGAGGCGCTGGTCACGAGTGACGGAGGGGCGAGTCTCAACAGTGCGCGAGACTTGGGTGGTGGTGGCTTGAGGGAGTTGTTAGACCACAAAATCTAGGAGAACGAAATGTGTGAACTGATTGAAAAGCACGAACCTGTCCATGATTGCGATTGCAGAGAATGCGCATTGGTAGAGCGTGACAGATTGCGTATTGCGCTGAAGCAATCCAACAGCCAGACTGAACATTTTGAGCGCGAATGCTGCGGCACATTTCCTGGATCGCCACACCGGGCAACCTGCGCAAAGTATCGGGGTAAGTTCAAGGTGACGTATAACACGAACTAGCCACCAAAAATGATGCCTAACGCAAAGTTAATGCAGAAAGCAGGGGCGGTGAAGCCGTCCCGCTCGATTAAAGAGTTGGGCAACGAACAGGAGCGAAGATGAGAACCGCACGACCTAAGCACTGCTCAGGATGCACCTTATTTCACAGTGCGGGACGAGCCACGCCAACGGCAGCCAACAAGAAATACAATGCTTGGTGTTGCGCACTAGGTCAGCCGGCAGAAAAGGCAATTGGCTGGTGCAAGACGCACCAAGCGAAGAAGGTGCCCAACACCAACTAGCCACCAAAAATGATGCCTAACGCAAAGTTAATGCAGAAAGCAGGGGCGGTGTGGCGGGTGGCAGTTGACGCGGGAAACGGAGTAGGTTAGATTCATGGCTCGGGAGTCGTGTCCCTTTCTAGAGTCAATACAAAAGCGTCTTTTTGACTGTGGCCTCTAGCCAACACGACCAGTCACTAAGGCGCTTTTTTATGGGTGGTGTTTATGAGAGTTTACAATCGAGAGGTGAATGTTTATGACGCGTCAATTGCGCGCCTTGACTTCATCTTTGCAAACTTTGAGCGTATCTACTTGTCTTTTTCTGGAGGCAAGGATTCTGGCGTAATGCTAAACCTTGTTCTCAAGTACATGCGTGAGCGTGGCATAACCAATAAGATCGGCGTTCAAATCCTGGACAATGAAGCGAACTACGAGCTTTCGCTTGAGTTCATGCACAGCATTATCCAGAAGAACCTTGACCTTCTTGATGTCTACTGGTGCTGCCTTCCAATCACTCTGCCATGTACCGTTAGCTCCTATGCAATTGAGTGGCAATGCTGGGGGGAGCGTGACAAGGATCGTTGGATTCGCCCAATGCTGGATCAGCCATACATTGTCAATTTCCAGAATCATCCGTTCGACTTCTTTGAAGAGGACATGAGTTACGATGAATTCTGGGATGGCTTCGCAGAGTGGTACTCTCAAGGCAAGACATGCGCCAATCTTATCGGCATCAGAACAGCAGAAAGCCTTAACCGTTTTCGCGCCATCATGAATGAGCGAAAGGAAACAATGGGCGGCATGATGTGGACAAAGAAAAACACAGCCCACACTTACAACTGCTACCCAATTTATGACTGGCGCACGGAGGATATCTGGACTGCTAACGCTAAGTTTGAGTGGGAATATAACAAGCTGTACGATATTTTCTACAAGGCTGGCGTACCAGTGCACAAGATGCGCGTGGCATCGCCATTCATGAGCGAGTCAAAGTCCAGTCTTAACCTGTACCGCGTAATTGACGGTCATACATGGGCCAAGCTGTGCTCCCGTGTTCAGGGCGCAAACTTCATTGCACATTACGGAAAGCAGCTAGGCTACAAGAGCCTTAAGTTGCCGCCAAACCATACATGGAAGTCATTCACTAAATTCCTGCTGGCTACATTACCAAAGGAAGTCAGCGGAAATTTTAAGATGCGCTTCATTCAGTCGTTCAAGTATTGGGGGCGGGTGGGGCGCGGGCTGGAAAGCGAAATCATTGAAGAGATGGAAGCAGCAGGAATCCCATTCAAAAAGAATGGGCTGACGCGGCATGGATCGCAAACCCTGACAAGAGTGCAGATGAAGCGATTCCCTGACCACGTTGACATGCTGTCGTGCCATAACAGCAAGGTTGCAAGCTGGAAGCGGTTTGCAATAACCATTCTCAAGAATGACCACACATGCAAATACATGGGCCTTGCTCCTACAAAAGAGCAAGCAACCCGCCAGCGCCAGATCATGGAAAAGTACAAGACAATTTAAGGGGAATACCATGAAAATCATCGAAACATCAGCACTGCCAGAAGATCGAAAGGTTCAGTTTCACTCGGGCGTGAGCAATCGCATCCTTCTGAAGAAAGATGGTATGGGGTTTGGAATGACAAAGACCGTCATTGAGCCAGGAAAGAAGGTTTTCCAGCACTATAAGAATCACTTGGAAAGCTGCTATTGCGTATCTGGTCGCGCAACGCTGACAAACGCAATAACTGGCGAAGAGTTTGAAATAACGCCAGACGTTACTTATGTGCTGGACAAGAATGATCCGCATTGGTTTGAGGCTCATCAGCAGACAGTTCTTATTTGCGTATTCAATCCGCCATTGTCCGGGCAGGAAACGCATCAGGCGGATGGCAGCTATTCACTCCCAGACGAAGGATTCCGCTCGCCAGTTTATGACGTGAAACGTGTGCCGATGGAGAAGGTAAAGGCCAACGACTACAATCCGAACAGCGTAGCGCCTCCAGAAATGGCGCTGCTTGAGACATCAATCTGGGAAGATGGCTACACTCAGCCAATCGTTACTTTCTATGATGAAGAGCAGGATATTTTCATTGTAGTTGACGGGTTTCATCGTTATTCAACACTGAAGAACAGCAAGCGCATCATGGAGCGCGAGCAAGGCCATCTGCCTATTGTTGTCATCAACAAGGCACTTGGCGACCGCATGGCGTCTACTATCCGTCACAATCGTGCTCGCGGCTCACATAACATTGAACTGATGAGCACAATCGTTTCAGAGCTTGTCGAGATGGGGAAGGGAGACCGCTGGATTTGCGAGCACATCGGCATGAGCGCAGATGAATTGCTCAGGCTGAAGCAAATCACTGGCGTGGCTGCGTTGTTCGCTAACCGTGACTTCTCGGATAGCTGGAACGCTGAAGGCGGATGGGATGACGATGATGAATAGGATTTATCATCACTGGGAGAAGTGGGAATGCTACAAGGCCGGCTTCTACGGAAGCCAGCTACCGTTTCCAATGACGCCAGATGAAGCCAAGAAAGAGTACGCCATCTTTCTAGCAGATATACCAAGGTTCTGCGATGCGATGGAAAGAGTCCTGATAGAGTGGCCTGTATCATGCGACCAGTTTCTATCTAACGACAACATCAATCGCATTGCATGGCTTGGGCAGTCATCAATGTGCCTTGAAACTGGCGTGCCTAGCATGTATCGAGGCGGATTTAGGATTCTATCAGTTGCGCAGCAAAGGGCAGCTAACAATGCGGCGCAATCATATCTAGATAAATGGCTAAGGATGAAGGGCGATGAAGCGGGTAGACGAATACATAGCGAACTGGATGAAATGCGGTTATTCTGATGGAATCCCAGATGAGGTTCCTGATGAGCTAATGCGTCTTGGCCTTGCGCCATCTTACAAGGCAATTGCAATTGCAATACTCAAGAATGACTTGCAATTCACTTCGCTTGGATTCCCTGGAAAGCACAGCGACTGGTATTCAGCATTAAAACAGATAGAAATTGCAGAGAGAAATGATGACCCGCAATACAGCCTTTTCGCATGACGCCCCTAAAGCACTGGCCGGAGCGCGTAAGCGCAGCGAAGCCGTCCGGCGACCGTTAAAAAATACAGAGAGAGGTGGGGAATATGAGCAAATGGATTGAGTGGAATGGTGGAGCCATTCCTACTGGCATGAACCCGCGCTACCTGATGCCGTGGGCCGAACGTCGCGCCCACGGTGACGTAAATAAAGCGGTACGGATGGTGCTTGGCGATCACATCGCCATACGCCGCACGAAAGAAGAAACTGGGATGAGCCTAGCGCAGATCATCGAACGTCTGGCTGGTGAGTCGATTGCGGAGAACTGCCGGCAGACTGGTTGCTGTCCGGCGACTATTAAGAAGTATCGGGAGAGGTGGGGAATATGAGCGATACAGATAAGCAGGCACTAGACATGGTAAACCAGCCGCCGCACTACACGGCAGGCGGTATCGAATGCATCGAAGCAATCCGCGCCGCACTCACGCCGGATGAGTTTCGGGGCCATTGCAAGGCTAACGCCATGAAGTACATTTGGCGCGAACGTAACAAAGGCGGTGACGAATCCATCCGCAAGGCAATCTGGTATTTGACGGAGATGTTGAAGTGACCAAACAAGAAATGATGCAGATTAATCGTGTTCTGGCGATGAGGTGGTAACGTGTCATACATACTGACCGAACCGACACAAATATGCTTTTCTGGTGGCCGAACCAGCGGGTACATGCTGCATCATATTCTTGAAGCCAATGGCGGTCTGCCGGATAACTGCATCGTTACGTTCCAGAACACGGGAAAGGAAACTACGCAGACACTGGACTTCATTCAAGAATGCAGCCAGCGGTGGTCGGTGCCTGTCGCATGGATTGAGTGGGACGGATTCATTCCGCCGGGTCGGAACAAGTGCAATTTCCGCATCGTTGACCGCGCCACCTGCTCTATGAATGGCGAGCCGTTTGCCAAGATGATTGAGTCTCTTGGCTATCTGCCAAACCCAACGCAGCGACTCTGCACGGCCAACCTCAAGGTCAAGGCCGGTGAGGCTTTCATGCGCTCCCTTGGCTATGCCGAGTGGCAAAACGCCATGGGCATCCGCGCTGATGAGCAGCGCAGAGTGTCTCGCTTGCGTAGCGCGGGCCGTGACAACTCATGCGGTAGCCCATTCTTGCCACTCGCTGATCTTGGCGTAACAAAAGCGATTGTAGGCGCATTCTGGAAGCGCCAGCCGTTTGATCTGGCCCACGGTAACAACAATGGCGTAACGCCTCATGGAAATTGTGACCTGTGCTTTCTGAAGGGAGCCGGGACTGTTATGTCGCTCATTCGCGAGAATCCCTCCATAGCCGACTGGTGGGCAGAACAAGAGCAAAAAATCACGCATGCAGGAAATGCCGGCCAGTGCGGGCGATTCCGATCAGATCGGCCGAGTTATACCAAGATGAAGGAATACGCCATTAACCAGATTGAGTTTAAGATGATTGACGATAATGGCATGGACTGCTTTTGTGGCGATGGATCGTGAAGTTGTCACGATCACTCAGCAACGGCCCTGACATAAGCCTGGCACTCGCGGAAACCGATCAGCATCTGGTCGGCTTCCTCGATCAGTGGAACAACGACCCCTCCAACCGCGTCCCAAAGCTCTGCGT